CCGCTCATCTCAAAGTTCCTCCAACATAACTTCGAACATTCTACCAGAGTTTACATCATAACGCAAGTTACATGCAGGCCCTGTGTCACCATTATAGCGATTCTTAGCCACTGCAACCTTCGTAGTATGTCGCTCCTCTTCGCTGTCGGCCATGCTGTTACGCTCCAGAGTAATTACTGCGTCACTCAACTGCGCAATCGCGCCAGATCCGCGAAGTTGACTCAGTGAAACACTGTGCCCATCTTCGTGCCCTTTATCGCCCGTAAGCCTACGCAGATGAGACACACAGAACAGAGTGATACCAAGCTCTTGCACCAATGTTCTTAGCTTCGTCATCAATACATCAATGGCTTTACGTTCATCTCCTTGGTCCTGCCCTGAGACAATAATGCTCAAGTGATCCAGGAAGATAACTTTACAGTCCAACGCCTTAGCCATGTACCTAATACGGCTCAGGATGTTATCACTTGATGTGCTCCCAAAGTGATCGAACAAGAAGATCCTCTTAGTGCCCAGAGTCGCATCAAAGGCTTGGCGTAGCTCTGTGTCAGTCACTTCAACGTCAGGCAGGTGTAGCTTCTTGTTGGCATGAATGCTCATGATAGATCGTGCAGTCTTCTTGACTGACTCTTCCATGAACATCGAACCAATGTTGATGTTAGTGGTCTTAATCAGATGATAAAGAATCTCACGCAAGAATTGTGATTTACCTAAGCCTGAGCCAGCAGTGACTGTAATCAGTTCACTAGAACGCATACCGTACAGAAGAGCATTCAAGCCTCGCCAAGGATACAGAGCCTCTGAGGGCTTCTCAGGCGTAGACACCTCATCCCAGAGTTTAGAAGCATCAATGATGCCATCAGGGACGTACGACTCAGCCCTCCACCATTCATTGACGAACTCTTTAGAAGCACCGAGAGACAAATAGTCACAAGCATCTTTGTGTCCCGTGGCATGTTTGACGATCTTAGCCTTCAAGCCAAACAGTTCAGCCACTTCTTTAGAGGCTTTACGTCCAGGCTCGTCGTTGTCAAAACATACGACAATGTGCTCGAAGGAGTCTAGCCATTCATAGTTAGCCTTAACGTCCTTCAATGCAGCCTGTGCACCATTACGGATAGATACGACAGGCCATTGTGATCCTGTCATCTGGTGAGCTGCCAAGGCATCAAGCTCACCTTCGACAATAGTCACATACTTGCCACCTTTGTGGAACAAATGCTGACCAAACAGAGTAGCACTCTCAAATGATCCTTTAATGGTGAATGTCTTAGTCTCAACATCACGAACCTTGTATGCCACCAAGGAACCCTTGGCGTCATAATAAGGGTAGTAATGTTTCCCGTTCAGGGTGTTTACTGCGTATTTCTCACATGTGACCTGAGTAATACCCCGATCAGGAATGCTCTTTGGTGTTCCGATTGTTTCCATGCTTGGGAGTTTCTCCATCGATTTAGCGTAAGCTCTGGCCTCGTGCTTCCAATCGTCTAATCCGTCATGAGTTGTACTACCACAAACAAAACAGTGAATATGACCATCATCATATAGTGCGCCTCCGTCTGAGCTTCCACAATCTGCACAAGGTACGTGCTTCAAAAACTTACTGTTCGACTTTGTGTGTGTCAACATAGAGTGCAACGTCCGACAATGCTTTGATAAAGCTAGGGATGTCTTCAATAGACAACATAACAACATCGTGGCCTTGCTCAATGAACACTGCTTTGTTGTTCAACTGATAACTAGCCCTGATATGTGTAGTGTTGTCAAACTCAATGACAAAGGGTTGTTTATTAAGGTTTTCCATGTCAACCTTTAATGCTAAAATAGTTTTCCAATGCTTTGTTGATGTCACGCTGGACTTCCAGGGCACCGCGTTCATGGATGAAATCGACAACATCCCAGATAGTATGCCAATAATGAGCCTCTTTTAGGTCATCATCGGTAGGTTCATAGTGGGACAATGGGAGCTCAGAATCGACATTAACGACATCAGGGTCAAGTTGTGCATTCATGATGATTTAAGACAATCAAAACAGTTGGACAAAGTTGTTCCATAATGTCATTAATTAATGATAAATAACGACATATTGGAACATAAGAGTAAACGTAGAAGTCATTATGTAACATTACATATTAACATTAACAGTAACATTGTTAGTGTGTACATATAATGTTAACTTATAATGTATCTTTAACTTCTATGTCTCTCTTAAGTATACATTATATCGTCATCGTCTTCGTCTGTCAATAGGTGACTCCGACGATTGGTGCCAGTGTTGCTTTCAAACAACATCATTGATGTTGCGTCAATGGGAACGTTTGTTGCTTCAAAGGAAACACCCAAGCATTCCGTGCATGTGTCCAGGTATTCACCAGAGTCAACATGCTTTAGGGATGTCTCGTAATTGGTCAATGGTGCATTGCAGCATGAACATCTCATCTTTGATAATCCTCGATTTAAGCCACGCTAAAGCCTTCAGGCTAGGGTGGCAGGGGTGAACACAAACAAATCGATTGTAGGGCCTTTTAGAGGCTTTCTAGGGCTACTCTGGCATGGTGATCTCCCTGTAGAGTGACTTTGATCGGTCACTAGAGTGCACGATATCGTACAGTCGAGTGCCATCAATAGAATTCTCTAACACCCAAGCACGAGCACTTGAGAGCTTGAGAAACCTGATTACAACAATCTTAGTTGATAGATTAATTACTTCATACATAATATTTAATCCTCTTCGCAGTAGGTGTCATAAATGGAAGGTAAACCATCGGACGCATGTTGATAACCTTCGGCGTATGCTTCCTCATATGCTACCTGATGAATCGTGTCGTCATGCAATCGCATAAAGAATTGAAACAATTCAACACTGATAACGACATTATCACCGTCAATCTTTGCACCGAGTATTTTACTTATTCGATCTCTTGAATAGTCGTAAGAATACATACCTTAACCTTTCACATTAAAGCATCAGGAACACCTTCAGGTGGCTTTGAAGGCGGCTTATTAGTGGGGATCTTCAAAGGCGGTGGCTGAGGTGGTGGCTTGATTCTGTCAGGCTTTGACCAAGGGTGAAACATGGTGTCACCTTAGAACTGAGCGAAGAGATGATAAGCCTCACCATTGACACGATAAGACGAGACTAGCAGGGTAGCCTGAGACAGCCATTCAGTGACAGCTTCGTCGGTGTCTTCGTCGTCACCAATGTCGACGGTGTAACAGTCGAGAACCTCGGCTGTAGTCATCTCAACGTAGTCGCAGCAAAGCCCGACAACATCAAGCTCAACAGCTTGGCCGGTCTGGTCTTCATAGTCTTCCAGGAAGTCAAACAAAGCCCTCTTGCCCTGATAGCTGAATTGATGTTGGCGACCATGGGCACGGAAGGCATCGCAGAAGGCAGAGAAGGTGACTTGTGAAAACATGATGAAAGCTCCTGTTAAGTGCAGACAAGGTGCACATTCTAGGACACTGTGAAGACACGATGCCCTAGGTGTAAACCCTTAGTTTAGTGTGAAATCCTTTGCAGCATAGCCAAAGTTTTGTGGGATCGCAGTGTTGTTTTTAGGCAACACTTTGGTTTTAATGTATTTTCCCTCAACGTGGCAGGCCCATGCGATCTTATGCCCGTTTTGTTGACGAATCGAGATGATGATTGTTTTGTCGGTGCTGGTGTATGTGGTCATGATTATGATCCTTTGAAGTGTTTAGAAACCCATTGCAGTCAGAAGAACCCTTTACCCTCATATGCTCGAAAGCCTGCACGCTCTATCGGGCGCACAATCATCTGATGACGATAACGGTCAGCGCTGAGCTGAGCCGCGAATCTATCGCTAAAGACATCAAATCCACGTGATTCTAGTCTATCCATAGCATCGTATGCTTCATCCTTTGTCTGGTACGTATAAGACATGATGGTGTTTGCAGGAGTGACAGCGTAGATTGTGATCATTATCGTTTCCTTTGAAGTGTTCAGAATCCCCGCAGCGAAGCGAGGACTTAGGCGAAGCCTAGAACCCGAGAGCAGCCAGAAGGCCAAGAGCGATACCAAAGGCAGCAGCGAAGGCCCAATCGGCGATTGTCAAGGGAAGGTTGTTCATGGTTGATCCTTTCAGGGTTAGTCCTCGTCACTCTGTGACTGCGGGTGAAGTGCAAGAGCGCACAGTATAGCCCACCATTGATGGGCTAGCCTTTGAACTCTCAGTTTTGTTTATTGAATGTCCTATAAATATCAGGGCGACTGAAAACCTTTGGAATGATTGCTCCAATGGAAGTTCCTTTTGTAGCCCCTGCTGGCATGAACTCAGGCGCATCTAATGAGCCATAGCATGACATTACGGCTAAAGGAACGCCGGGCAATGCTTGATGCCAGATGTCGAATTCAGAATAGCCAAAACGTACAGAAGTTCTTACAGACATGATGTTTCCTTTCAGTGTGTGGACATTGTAGCCCTCTTTCGAGGGCTGTCTTGTTTAGTTTTTGATGATGATCCAGCTCAGCTTGTAACCTGCTGAAATCATCTGACGATAGAAACTATCGATGTTGTCCAGAGCTTCCATCTTTGCCCACTTCAGGGACTCGCCTTCACCGTAGCCCACTTCGCATCCGTCTACTACTGCTGTTACTTGATACATGATTTTCTTCCTGGGTTGCTGAACAACACTGCGTTGTCCATGAGATGAACTATAGCGGATCTTTCCAGGTTGTCAACATCTTTCTTGATTGATTGTTGCTATCGATTGAGTGGGCTTGATAGTTCGCTAATGTGTAACGTGTTAGGTATACGTTAAAGGGTGCAACATCGCCCCTCTTCTGCCAACCTGGCACGATTCTTGCATGATCTCCAAAGTCACTAACATGTGAATGATATGTATGCTTACTATTGTGTGCACCATAGTAGTGCATCACTATATAAGCATATACTTATATAAGCATACACTGATGTAAGCTCAGATGCAAACACGAATGATTCTCATTTGACCCCCGGGGAGGGGG